ATAGAGAAATTGATTTATATATGAAACAGGAAGTCGAGCAATTTTTCCGTTCCGATTGGTACTCATGCCTTACTACAGTTGATCCGGAGATACTTATCCGCAAACTTAACGAGGAGGTTATATCATGACAGCAAAAGAATATCTCGGTCAGGCTTATCGCCTTGACCAACGCATCAATAGTAAACTTGAGCAAGTGGCTTCACTAAGCGACCTCGCAACCAAAGTAACAACTACAATCTCAGATGTTCCAAAGAATCCAAACCATTCAACATCAACCATGGCAGATGTAATTGTAAAAATAGTTGATCTGCAGGCAGAAATAAATCATGACATCGACTGTCTTGTTGACTTGAAACGTGAAATTGTAAAAGTTATAAAGACAGTAGACAATATAGAATATCAAACACTTTTAGAGCTGCGATACCTATGCTTTAAAACTTGGGAGCAGATAGCTGTAGATATGGGATATAACGTGCGTCATGTATATCGTGTTCACGATTTAGCTGTTTCAACAATTAAAATTACTAAAAGAAGTCAGTAAATGTCACTGTTTGTCACTATGTCAAGTGTGATATTATTAGAATAGAAAAATAGACTTAAAAAGCCATTGCAGAGAAACAAATCTGCGGTGGCTTTTGTTATGTCTGGAAAGAGGTGTTCTATGCCTAAGAAACCTAAACGCCCCTGTTTCTACCCTGGCTGTCCTGAACTAACGGATAATATGTACTGTGAAAGACATAAGAGTATAGTAAATAAAAACTACAATAAGTATGAGCGTGACCCGGCTTCCAAATAATGCACATTAGTTCACTTGAATACATCTTTATATGTGATATAATGGCATTAATGAAAGTGTGTCAACTATCAATATAAAAAATTATAGAAGGTGGTAATTAATGTCTGAATGGCAAGCATTATATTTTACTAAAGACCCTTTAATAATTACAAATTTTATTAAAGTATATGTTGGTGATGAAGATATTACATCAAGAATAGATAAGTTACAAGTAACAAAAGTTGATGATGAATATTTTGTGTCAGCATATAAAGAAAACAATTTGGTGGAAATAATTCCTGAAGGAGTTAAAGTTAAGAACATCATGTTAGATAAAGGATATATAGGCTTTTCAGGCGGAATAACATATAAAATTGAAATTTAATTAAATCTATCTGTTTCATAATAAAATGGTTTACCCCAAGGAACAATTCTTTGGGGTTTTTCTATGCCCAAAAGGAGGTGACTTAATGCCATATAAACCAAGACGTCCCTGTGCTTACCCCGGATGTAGTCGGCTTGCTACAAGTGAGCAATACTGTGCCGAACATAAGAAGTTAGTGAATAAACATTATAACCAATATGAACGTGACCCTGATTCCAACAAACGATACGGTCGGGCTTGGAAACGAATAAGAGATAGGTACATTAAAGCCCACCCTCTATGTGAGGAGTGCGAAAAAGAAGGAATGCTTACCCCTGCAGAAGAAGTACACCATATACTCCCCCTCTCAAAAGGTGGTAGCAACAACCAAGATAACTTAATGTCTCTTTGTAAGTCCTGTCACTCATCTATAACTGCAAGAGATGGTGACCGATGGGGGTAATCAAATCTCTGAAACTTTTTAAAATGGACAGCGGCGTGGGGTCGCGCGTGAAAAAACGCAGTTTCAAACGTAGGAATAGGGCAAGCCATTGCAAAGCGAGGTGAACATATGGCAAAAGACGGTACTAACCGAGGTGGTGCTCGTATAGGCGCAGGAGCAAAAAAGAAGCCGCTATCCGAGAAAATAGCTGAAGGAAATCCCGGAGGCAGAAAATTAACAGTAATAGAATTCAAGGATACAGCAGACCTCAAAGGAATTGAAATGCCTGAACCAAATAAAATGTTAGAAGCAATACAAAAAGACGGAAAAGCTCTGGTTGCAGGCGAAATTTACAGAAACACATGGAAGTGGTTAAACGTACGCGGATGTGCTGGTTTAGTATCACCGCAACTCTTAGAACGCTATGCTATGAGTGTAGCTCGTTGGATTCAATGTGAGGAGGCTGTTACAGAGTATGGATTTTTAGCAAAACATCCTACCACAGGTAATGCTATTCAAAGTCCTTATGTTGCTATGGGACAAAATTACATGAGTCAGACAAACCGTTTGTGGATGGAGATTTTCCAGATTGTCAAAGAAAACTGCACCGGTGAATACAGTGGTGCAAACCCGCAAGATGATGTAATGGAGCGTCTTCTTTCAGCAAGGCGAGGAAAATAAAATAGATAGGAGAAAATATGATTACTTATAAAACAGCAGAAAGTGTTTGTATGGGACACCCTGATAAACTCTGTGACCTGATTGCTGATAACATCCTGGATGCTTGTCTTCGTAAAGATAAAGCTTCCCGTGTAGCATGTGAGGTTATGGCTACAAAAGGCAGAATCATCGTAGCGGGCGAAATCACCTGCAGCGAAAAAGTTAACATTAGAGAAATTGTAAGAAATGTATTAAAAAAAGTAGGATACAATTCTTTGAAGTTTTTGATTTATGTATATGTACATAATCAAAGCTCAGATATCGCAGCAGGTGTAAATACAGCACTCGAAGTAAGAAACGGTATCCTCGACCCTTACAGTTCTATTGGTGCCGGTGATCAAGGAACAGTTTATGGGTATGCAACTAATGAAACCCGCGAGAATCTTCCCCTTCCCCTTGTGCTTTCCCATCGTATCGTAAAACGAATTGATGACTGCCGTAAAGGAAAACTCATCAAGGGTATCCTACCTGATGGTAAAGCACAAGTTTCTGTAGAATATGAAAATGGAAAACCCAAGCGCGTTAAAACCATTGTTGTCTCAATTCAACATGACGAGAATAAAACTCAGGAAGAATTGAAATCAGATATCCTAAATAATGTACTTTGGCAGTGCTTTGAAGATTTTCCATTTGATGATGATACTGAAATATTAATCAATCCATCCGGCAGATTTGTGGAAGGTGGTCCTGCTGCCGACACAGGGTTAACAGGCAGAAAAATAATGGTTGACACCTATGGCGGTCTTGCCTCCCACGGCGGCGGTGCTCTTTGCGGCAAAGACCCGACCAAGGTTGATAGAAGCGGTGCTTACATGGCTCGCTACATTGCAAAAAACATTGTATGGAGCGGTCTTGCAGACAGATGTGAGGTCGCTCTTTCTTATGCCATAGGAAAGGCAAATCCTGTGGCAGTTGATGTGGCTTCTTTTGGCACTGGTAAACTTACTGATGAACAGCTTAGCAATATTGTTCAAGAAGTATTTAACTTAAGACCTGCAGCTATTATAGAAAAGCTTCGTCTTAGAAATGTAAGTTATTCTGATACAGCGACTTATGGTCACTTCAATAACTACCTATTCTCTTGGGAGGATATTAATAAATATAGTGAATTAAAAAAGGCGGCAGAAAAATATGAAGTTAGAAAAGATTAAAATTGATAAACTCATCCCCGCTGAATATAACCCAAGGATAGATTTAAAGCCAGGAGATAAAGAATATGAGAAATTAAAACGTTCTATATCAGAATTTGGCTATGTAGAACCTGTTATCTGGAATAAAAGAACCGGCAATGTTGTAGGTGGTCACCAAAGATTAAAAGTTTTAATTGATATTGGGCTGACTGAAGTTGATTGTGTGGTTATTGATTTAGATGAAACACGAGAGAAAGCTTTAAGTATTGCTCTAAATAGAATTCAAGGTGAATGGGATGAAGATAAGCTCTCTAATCTAATGGCTGAATTTAATGCAACTACCTTTGATGTATCTCTTACAGGTTTTGATGATCAGGAAATCAGTGAACTGTTAGGGCTAAAAGAAGAAGTGGTAGAAGATGATTTTGATGAAGAAGCACCAACTGAATCAATAACTAAACTCGGGGATATTTGGTTTTTGGGAGAGCACCGCTTACTTTGTGGTGACTGTACTGACTCAGTTGCTGTGGATAGTTTGATGGATGGAGAAAAAGCTAACTGTGTCATTACCTCTCCACCCTATGCTATGCAAAGAAAAAAAGATTATGGCGGCGTTCCTCCCGATGATTACCCTGCTTGGTTTCTAAAAGTAACTCAAAACATTTATAGGATACTTGATGACAGTGGTTCCTTGTTTGTAAATATCAAAGAGCATGTTGAAAATGGACAGCGCTCCCTATATGTATTTAAAACTATAATTGCTATGGTGGAATCAGGCTGGAGATATGTAGACCAGCTTATTTGGAATAAGACAGGGCTTCCCGGAGGCTGGCCTAATCGTTTAAGAAATGATTTTGAGCCTGTACATTTCTTTACTAAAAAAGAAGAAATTGACTGGATGGTACAGTTTGTTGAAGCTGATGAAGATAAGCTTAAAACGATAGCTCTTGATTTAGTAGATATGCATGAAGATATTTTCCATTTTACTCGCTCTGAAAAGATTAAATTTAAGCCAAGGAATGTAGGAAAAGTATCAGCTCAAATTCGAGTTTCAAGTAAAAGAAATAAATCAAAAGGCAGGTCTGGTAACATCAGTGTAAGCGGAAAGTTTAAGAAAGGGATTGCAAGGGCTGGCAATGTTTTGCAGATTACCGGTAACCAGGAATCATTAAAACATTCAGCAATATTTCCTGTTAAACTTCCCGCTTTCTTTATTAAACTAACAACAGATACAAAAGATATCATATATGAACCATTTGCTGGTTCAGGTACTACCATTATGGCAGCAGAACAGTTAGGCAGAATTTGCTATGCAATGGAACTCTCCCCTGCATACTGCGACTTAATTGTTAAACGCTGGGAAAGCTTCACAGGAAAAACTGCTTTTAAAAAAAAAGTAATTTTATCATAATTTACCTAAATTTTATCCAGATTTATCTTGACAAGATATATTCAAAAATGTTATGATTATTTCAAGATAAAATCAAGGAGGTTTATGATGAATTATGAAAAAATAATACTCGAGATGTTAAGCCGCATTAAAGACTTAGAAGAAAAAGTAGATATGCTACAGGATTACATGAATGCACAGGAAAATAATGAAGATGATGAAAATGAAGAACTAGACAGTGAAAATTTAACACAAAAAAAGAAAGAAAGCGGTAGAAAGCTTTCACGTCAAGAAATTATGCGTATTCTAAAAGAACAGTATAACTTCAACGTACGCAAAGGAAATCGTAGCGAAGGCAGTGGTATCGTAGCTACACGTAATGGAAAATCATATAACATTAAAGTTTCATACAGTCGTTCCTATTTTGATTATGTAAACGAGGAGGTCATCTGTTCTGGATGGCATACTCTATTTGAGAAAGAAATAAACAATCCCGATTTTACGTTTTTCATTTTTGTCGTTGCTGATGCAGAGCAGAAATTTCACTACTTCATTTTCAGGCGCGAAGACATCATTAAAAAATTTGATTATAAGGTTTTTGACGCAAATAATAAGTGGCACTTCTATTTCCGTGTAATGAAAGACGGTAAACCTCTTGAATCAAGAGAAATTGAAAAAGATATGAGTGCCTATTATAACAACTGGGATATTTTTAAAAATTAAAATATTTTATAACCTAAAGACACGCTTCTTTAAGAGAGGCGTGTTTTATTTTGGAGGCATTGCATGAACATAGAAAAAATACATACTGGAAAGTTAAACGCAGCAAAATATAATCCACGAAAAGATTTAAAACCCGGAGATATTGAATATGAAAAGTTGAAGCAATCCATTCAAACCTTTGGCTATGTTGAGCCTGTTTTATGGAATAAAAGAACAGGAAATATTATTGGAGGTCATCAAAGATTTAAAGTTTTAGTTGAACTAGGATACACAGAAATTGACTGCGTAGTATTAGATATGAATTTAACTGATGAAAAAGCATTAAATATTGCACTTAATAAGGTTAGCGGTGATTGGGATAAAGATAAACTTATGCTTTTAATTGCAGACTTACAAGGCTCTGACTTTGATGTATCCCTTACAGGTTTTGACTCTATTGAACTTAATGCGCTGTTTAAAGATTCTCTCAAGGAAGACATTAAGGAAGATGATTTTGATGTGGATGCTGAACTTAAAAAGCCTGCACTTTCAAAACAAGGTGATGTCTGGCAGCTTGGTCCACACAGGCTCGTATGCGGTGACTCCACTAAGGTTTATACATTTACCGCTCTCATGGATGGTAAACTTGCAAACCTTGTAGTGACGGACCCTCCATACAATGTCAACTATGAGGGAACAGCTGGAAAAATAAAAAATGATAATATGAATAATGAAGCGTTCTATGACTTTCTGCTTGCGGCATTTCAAAACACCGCAGCAGCGATGACGAAGGATGCTTCAATTTATGTGTTTCATGCAGATACAGAAGGTTTGAATTTTAGAAAGGCATTCTCAGAAGCAGGTTTTTATCTTTCCGGTACTTGT